CCGGTCTTTAACCGGCAAGATTTAGCTTTTGTGTTCATCAATGGAGAACGGTTTTCATGCAAGTTGATTCTTGCATGTTATATCGGTAATCTAGGACATCTGAGCCGAATTCGGCTATACTTGATGAAACTCCGTCACTGATGGTAAGGTGAAACTAATATACCAAACCCCCATGGTGCTCCCGAGCACTCAAATATACGGGGTCTTGTATTAATGAACGAAAGACCTTAAACTAACGTTCTGGAGTGATACAGGAGAGATATATCACTAAAAATTTTGCACTAACCCTCTCCAACTTTATGTTGGTTAGTGTGAACGTCTTATGTGAAGTAAAGACGTTAATGTTTAACCAGGCCCTTCATGGTCTCGTGATCCGAGGCTGGCCTTACAGCGCTTCTAAGCGCTTTATAAATATAGACCTTGTTTTACTTATGCAATCTAGATCAAGGATAAAAATTCTAGATAGATATAAAGTTCGTGATCAACGAACCTTTGAGAATTACTGTGGTACTTTATGTCTCATCGTAACTCAATTGCATTTTCTGCGGAGGTGTGATTGTATGAGCCCAGAAAGGGGAGGGCTTTATAAGAAACCCGGAGGCCGGCTTTGCCAAGCCGAAGCCAAATTTCGAGTTACCATGACGTGTCACTTGACACTGAAAGGGGACTCAACAACAGACGAGACTCAGTAGTCGCCGTCAACCGAAAACCCTTGTAGTGGACGTAATGAACCCACGCGCGACCTTACGAAGTTTGGAAGTAATCAATGGGCCATAAGTTGGCCAAGCGATGCGTCGAGGATGTCGCCTCTTGCCTGCGGCGAACAGCATCCAATGAAGCGCGTAAGTAAGTCGAGACTGCATTCGTGCCGTTTCGAGCAAAGCTGCTGTGTCGAAGCACCAGGGTAACCTGTTTGCGGGCTTTCCGCGAACGGTTCCTTGTGCTTGTCGACCTTCATACCAATGGAAAATGACAAGCCAGGGATCTTTCGCTTCAAACCAAAATGTACGCACTAATTTCAATGAGGGTGCTACAGGCTCTACGGGGCTAAATTACTCTTTGTCAACTTTTTACAACTATGGAATAACCAAAGGAACTATAGTTGGTACTACCCTCTTTTCCTTTATTGGCAGCATGTATGTATTATTTGTTACGTTGCTGTCATTTGCTTCTCGGGCAATGTTGGTTGAAGCTAACACCCGTATACTGCATTCTCAGGCGGGTAATATTGATGTAGATGAATATCTAGATATCAAAGATACCTGTAGGGATAAGTATAAGCGAAGACTTAAAGCAGAGCAGATTAAGCGTCTGAAGAAAAGTGCTCGCAAAGAAGCTACGAAAAGAACTATTGCCCACCGCAACAAACGATCAACTAAGCAATGGAAATCAGAATCTGCTGCGTTAGATAGATGGAGTGTTACTAATATGCTTGTCAACAGGCATAAGAAGCGCACAAAGTCTGTGATCGAAAGATGGTCTACATTTTTGGATGAGGCCTATCTACGTAATGGTGGTTGTGACAAATATGTCCACCGTTTGGAGAATATTATTCTTTCACTTGTACAATTATCTGAAGCAAAGACTCCCACCGCATTGGTGGCTGCTTTGGTAGCTGCATTCAAATTGCAGGTACCAAATTTTTCGATAGTAGGACAATTGCAAGAAGTACTATTTGGTTCGACCGAAATCGAAAGAATCGGTTTAGCCTTATTGGGACTTAAGAGAGAAGGAAATAATCTGCCCTTGAGGGAACTCTTAGGTTTTGAAAGTCCTTCTCAAGTGAGAGAAAAAGAAAAATCGCGGTTACTTGATCAGTGGCGTGGCTTGGATAAGAAGCAAGCTGCTGAGAAAAGAACTATGAAACAACGGATGGAGCTTATGGGTATGCAAAGTGAAGGCATTATGTGTAACCTGTTCAGATCAGAATCAGGTGAAGTTATTCCCACTGAAGAAATTACAGCGGGAGTTTCCGATTATATTGCTGGAGCTCAGACACTCGCAAGTTCCAAAATAGCTGGGAAACTGATGGGCTTAATGAGCATGCTTTTAGCTCTTGGCCTATTAGGTGACCGTGAGGATGTTGAAGTCAATATTGGAAAACTACAGCTTTTTAAAGTTGAAGCTACCAAGAAAACGGTATCAGCTTATGGTTTACTTGACTCTATGTTTTCAGTCGGAAAATTTGTTTGTGAAAGAGGTTATCAATGTTTTCTGGCAGGATCACCATATCCTTTATTCTTAACTGAGAAAGGAGCTGTTGATTTTGACAGAGATTGTGTAAAATACATTGGCCACTCAGAATGTGCTTCTCTACATCAGTGGAGTAAAACACCGTGGTTAGATGGTAGAGACTATGAACTTGGTCTCCACAATCTTATTACATTTGGTGAAACATTAGTAAAAGCTCTTCCAAAAGGAGAGCAACCTCTCGTGAATCGCCGATTAGAACAACTCATCAAGTTGCGGACTACATACGATTTGTCCAAGACATCAGGTGGGTTGCGTCGAGCCCCTTTTGCATTTTTAGTGCATGGCCCTTCTGGTATCGGTAAAAGTACCATCATCAATAATCTCATTCATTACAATATGAAGGTGATAGCTGCAGATGAAGGGAAACCAAATTTTATTTTGGAACCTAATCAGATATGTACGTTGAATGAATCGGATAAATATCATTCAGATTATAGGCCATTCACACAAGTTGTCTTACTGGACGACCTTGCTAATTCTAAGGTAGGTACGACCGACTCCAATCCCACTGTTCACTTGATTAATTTTATTAACAATGTGAAAAGAACAGCTGTTATGGCCGAAGCGGAGATGAAAGGTAAAATTCAAATTGAACCTCGCATCGTCTGTGCCACGACAAATGTTTGGGGAGCGGATTGGGTACGACCTTATTCCAATGAACCGGTTTCTGTCCTCAGAAGATTTTCATTGCATATAGATGCAGTAGTTAAGCCTGCCTTTCAAAGGCGTGGCACCACAATGGTTGATCAGGCTGCTTTAGCCAGAGAAGCCGAGCGTGGTAATTATTGCCCAGATGCGTGGAATTTTCGAGTGGTAGAGTTCGTTGGAGTGAACCAAGATGGTAAGGATCATAAAGCTCAATTGGCTGTAGAAAGAGAGTTGGCAAAGGATTTGAACTTTGGCGAATTAATGGAATTCATGCGACCTCGCATACTCCAGCACAACAAGAATCAGAAATCAGCTGTGGAGAGCACTGAAGAAGGAGGTAAAATTCCTATGTGTTCCCACGGTAGATTATTGACGTGGTGTAAGGAGTGTGTGGGTGAAACTGCAGGAATAAGTTGTCAGAGTTGCCCTCTCACTAATTGTGAACAACGTGTTAGTATGTTAGAGATGATAGAAGAATTTAGGAGACTAGAAAATGTCCCTACAAATAGCCTCAATGCTTTTGAAAGAGGCCGTTTGGAACAGCTTCGAACAATTATTAGTACACCTTCTTACAGGAGTGAGGCAGGAGCTATTGTGCCCCTGCATGAACCCGTAAGATCTAAATGGAACATTTTTAATTGGAGTAAAATTTCTTTTTCTATCATCGTGTTTGTTGCGTTTTGTCTCTGCGATTTCCATACTGTGAAAGAAACCATGGCCCAAGGAATACATTACTTGAATAGTAAGTGGGTGCCTATCGCACGGGAGCATGGTTTTATTTACGATGAAGATGTTGTGAAATTTGGCTGGACATTAGCAAATAAGTTGTTTGACATTATGTTGTGGGTTGATCTCATCATATACCTTGCATTTAGAGAATTGTTTTTGTATTCTAGAGATGCTGTCCATCGAGAGATTATTAACAATCCACGCATTTGTGAAGCAATTGTCGGCCGTGTACGAGAATGTTGGTCTTGGATCAACACGCCATTTGGAG